CTTCTGGACGAAGCTCCAGCGGCTCGTGCCAAAGTCGGCGATTCGCACGGTCTACCAGGGCCGCCTCGAGATCGTGCTCAAGACCGGCACGACGATCTCTGTTGTCGGCATGGATAAGCCCTACCGGATCGAGGGCAGGCCGCTCGACTGCATCATCCTCGACGAATACGGCAACATGCGCCCGACCGTCTGGGAGGAGAACGTCATGCCGGCGCTCGGCACGCCCGGGCGCCCGCCAGGCCGGGCCTGGTTGATCGGCGTGCCCGAGGGCCGCAATCACTTCTTCGAGCTCTACTCGCGAGCGGGCACGCTCCCCGACTACGACGCCTTCCATTGGATCAGCGCCGACATCGCCGACCCGTCGGTCATCGCCAACGCGAAGGCGACCATGGACCCGGTCGTCTACCGCCAGGAGTGGGAGGCCTCGTTCGTCAACTTCACCGGGCTGGCCTACTACAACTTCCACCGCACCCGGCACGCACGCGACAAGCTCCGCTACCTGCCCGACCGCCCGATCTTCTTCTGCTACGACTTCAACTATGCGCCTGGTACTGCGACCGTCATGCAGGACCAGCCGGGCTCGACCTACCCCGAGCGCGACGACCTGGCCGACGAGATCACTGCGGCCCTGGGCGAGGTCTACATTCCGCGCAACAGCACCAGCGAGCTCGTGTCGAGGCGCCTGCTCAAGGACTGGGGCTCGCATGGCCGGGACGTGCTGCTCTACGGCGACGCGACCGGCGGCGCGAAGGGCAGCGCCAAGGTCCGCGGATCCGACTGGGACCTGGTGCGCGGCGTCCTGCGGCCGCACTTCGGCAAGCGGCTCAAGTACCGCGTGCCCAAGGCCAACCCGTACGAGCGCCCACGCATCAACGCGGTCAACAGCGCCCTGCTCGCCGCAGACGGCCGCATCCGGCACCTGGTCGACCCGTCCTGCGAGTACTTGATCCGCGATTACGAGGGCGTTTCGCTGGTCGAGGGGGGCTCGGGCGAGCTCGACAAGGACGCCAATCCATCGCTGACCCACCTCAGCGACGGAACGGGCTACTGTCTCTGGAAGCGGCACCCGCTGGGGTCCGTCTTGACCGAGGCCAGCTACAACTGAGCCCTTGCGTCTGGCACTCTCGGGGCGCCCCGGGACTCGCCCGAGGCCCAAGACGCCCGGAGGCCAGACGCCATGCCACGCTACACCATCGCCCTCGCCGCCCTGCTGCTGCTGCCTGTCGCGTGCGGGACGCCGCCCATGTCCCTCGAGCAGCAAGCTGCCCATGCCGAGGCCCTGGCCGACGCCGTCGAGGCTCAGGACGCCGCCGGCGAGGCCCAGGCGGCCGAGCTCCAGGCCGAGGCCCTGCTGGTCGAGGCGCTCGCCCGAGCCACCGAGCTCGAGGCCAGCCTCGCCGCCTTCGAGGCCACGCCGGCATCCGCGAGCCCCGACCAGGTCAAGGCGCTCGTGGCTGAGCTCTCCAACGTCAGCAGCGTCGTCGGCCTGGCCAAGGAAGCCCAGGCCCAGGCCGACGCGCAGCTCGCCGCGGCGCGCACCGCTCGAGCCGTCGCCGAGGACCGCGCCGCAGACATCGAGGCCGAGGCGGCCCAGGCGGCAGGCGGGACGATCATGGACCTCGTGGGCGCCGTCTTCCCGCCGGTGAAGGGCCTGGGCGACGCCTGGCTCCTGCTGTCGGGGCTGCTCTTCAAGCGCCCTCGAGAGCGCCTGGCGGCCGCCGCGAAGGAGGTCATCGAGACCGCCGGGGGGGCGTTGACTCAGAACCCGATCGCGACGCTCGCCCAGGCCCGCGCCCTGCTGCGCACCGTCGGATCGGTCATCGGCCTCAAGCACACGACCGAAGACCCGGCCCAGCTCATCGCCAACGCGGCCTCCCTGGCTGCCAAGTCGCCCGGCGTGGACCTGGAGAAGGCCGCCGAGCTCCTGGCCGTGGCCTATCACGCCAAGCTCGGCGAGCTCGGCGTCAACGCCGACCAGTCCTCATCGCAGGCGGCTGGTTGAGATGAGCCACGCGCTCGGCCGGCTGGCCGCAACAGCCCTCGCGCTGGCCATACTCGCCGCGACGCTCGCTTCCCAGACGGTCACCGTCGTTTTCGACGGGCACTCGGGCACCGTCGACGGAAACGGCTTCGCCAAGCTCGAGCTCGGCGACTCGTGGCGCGGAGACTTCGCGGTCCAATGGCCCGAGGTCGTGGTGCTCAACGGAGCCGTCGAAAACTACTGCGGCCCCGGGGGCATCACCGGCGACCTGGTCGTTGCGGTCGACGGGGTGGCCGTGCACTTCGAGAAGGGCGTGCGGATCTACGACGCCTGCGGTCACGTCGTCTACCTCGAGGACCTGGTCTACGCCCCAACCGAAGCAGGCCGCACCTGGCTCGACTGGTACTCGGCGGGCGGGCCCGAGCTCAACCAAGCGTGGGCGCCTGGTGTCACGGCCTTCGCCTGGGGCGGGCCCAACCCGGACCCGGTCGACGCGGGCTCGACGGGCAGCGGCCGCGTCGCTTGGCTGCGCTGGCCGCTCGGCATGGCGATCGAGATGCAGCGCAACGCCGGCCTGGCCCCGACGCAGGCGCAGTGGCAAGAGGTCCAGCGCTGGGCCGCTGCCCAGTGGGACCGCGCGTACCACGCCTACTACGCCGAGCAGGGCTATCGGCGCTGGGAGGCCTGGGAGGACCCCGACGCGATCATGGGCCAGGGCTATCGGTCCTGGGGCGGCTTCTGGGACACCTACAGCAGCACCGAGCTGCACGGGCGCACGCACCTCAGCCCGGGAAAGAAGCCGCCGGACGAGCAGCATGCCGACATCTCAGGGCTCGTCTGGACCGCGGCCGCAACGGGCTCGTGGGCCGCCAAGACGTCGGCGGCCATGCTCATCGAGGCGCGCTACAGTTTCCCCCCGTTCGACGGCAGCACGACCTGGAGCGTCAGCGTCCGCGAGCTCGGCTGGGTCGGTCGCTGCCTTGCGCTCTACTACGGCCTCACCGGCGAGACCTGGTGCCTGCGCTACATCGACCGCCTCGAGCACATCTTGGACGCGGCCGGCGGCGAGATGGGCGAGCGCTTCTGGAACCACCTCGACCGGGCTTCCACGTCATACAACGGCTACGTCTGGCTGAGCCCGGCAGTGCAATCTGCGCTCGTGGAGTACGGCGAGGACCCGAGCGACCCCAAGAAGCTGGTCGGCCAGACCTCGGGCTGGCAGTCGGCAATCCTCGGCATCACCGAGGGACTCATGGCCGAGGCCCTGGTCATGCAGAAGGCCCCAGGCTGGGAGCTCCGCGCGTCCGGATGGAACCGGCACGAGATCGTCACCGCTGTCCTGATCCTGGTAAATCTGCGGGCCCCGGGCTTCGACAACGCGTCCCTGGTGTGGCGAGCCCCTATGAGCGTCTCCGGCTTCCCGATGGCTGACGGCCTGGCTCCTCGGGTCCTGGTGAACCGAGTGCCCAGCAGCAGCTATCTCGTCGGGACGGGGCTCGTCACGATTGGGTTTGCCGAGCAGTTCGGCAGGCGCCACCCGATGCACGCCGAGATCGCGCACGGGTTCGCCGACCTATGGGTCGACTACCTGGTCGGGCACGGGTACATCGACAAGGGCTGGATCAAGGCCAACCTCGACCGGCTCTACCTATCCGCCGGCCGCCGCGGCTGGCTTGCACCTACGCCATGACCGGGCCGGTCGTTGCACTCCCTGGAGCATGAGCATGATCGGCATGGACCAGAGCGCGCCGCTTCTCGTGGGAGGTCTGCTCGCCGTTTCCGAGGCTCTCGAGGGATTCCCGACCGAGGGCTCGCAGTGGACCGCGATCGTCATGGCGCTCTGGCTCGTCGCGTTCTGCCTCAAATGGTTGCGCGAAGAGAAGGGCGCGAGCGGGGTCGGTAACCGCGAGATTCATTACCGCGTGACCGAGGACGTGCTCGAGTCCTGCGACCGCCTCGAGCGCGAGCACCTGCGCAGCGACTCGGCCTTCGCGACCAAGCCGGTCCTCGACGCAATGCAAAAGCAGGAAATGCACGCGGCTCGCCGCCATCAAGAAACACTCCTCGCCCTGGGCGGCATCAAGGGCGCCATCGAGAAGGCTGGTTAGGTCATGACGACAACGGGAATCGGAACGTTCACACCGCTCGAGGCGCGACGCACGCTCGAGGTCGAGGCGCGGGATCAGAGCCTGCACTCCGTCGCGAAGAAGAGCGAGGCCGTGCTCGCGATGGAGACGCGCTGGACGCTGCCAGTCGACCTCTTCGGCGGGACAATCACCATGCGCGCCCAGGGCGAGCAGTGGCTCCCGAAGGAGGAGAAGGAGGGCGTCCAGGCATACGACAGCCGGCGTCTGCGGTCGTTCCTGTTCCCTGCCTACGAGTCGACCTGGGCGCAGGTCTGCGCCAAGCCCTTCGAGCGTCCGATTCAGCTTGTTGGCGAGGTCCCCGCCGAGCTCGTTCAGGTCGAGAGCAATGCCGACCAGCAGGGCAACGACCTCACCGAGTTCGCGAAGCAGATGCAGCGAGCGGCGCACCTGGGCATGGCTCTCGTGATCGTCGACTTCTCGGCGTCTGGGCGCGGGCTCACGCTCCAGCAGCAGCGCGACCGCGGCGTCTTTCCGTACTTCGTGCTCGTGAAGGCGACGCAGCTGCTCGGCCATCGAGAGCGAACCACGCCGAGCGGAGCGCAGGAGCTCACCATGCTCCGCTACCGCGAGACGATCACCGTGGCTGACGGTGAGTTTGGCGAGAAGGTCGTCGTCCAAGTCCGCGTCTGGCATGCGCCGACGGCAGGCGATGGCGAAAGGGGCGCCGACCTGCTCGAGGCCTACCGCCAGCAACACATCACCCGCACGGAGTTCGAGTCGTTGGGCGGCGTGCCTGGGCGCTGGGAGGTCTGGCGCCAACTCGACGAGGACAAACCCGATGAGTGGGGAGTCGTCCAGAGCGGCGTGCATGACTTCCCTGGCATCCCACTCGTGGACCACTACACCCACCGGCTCGGCTTCCTCACGGCGAGCCCGCCCATGGAGGAGCTCGCCTGGAAGAACCTCGAGCACTTCCAGTCGAGCAGCGACCAGCGGCACATTCTGCGATACCTCCGCTTCGCCGTGCTCTTTCAAGCCGGCGTGACCGAAGAGGAGATGGACAACCGCGTCCAGGTCGGTCCGGTCGCGATCATCCGCACGACGTCGAGCTCGAGCGAGGCGAGCCTCGAATACGTCGAGCACACGGGCGCTGGGGTCGACGCTGGCGAGAAGGACCTGGCGCGGCTGCGCGACGAGATGGACGCCATTGGCGTCAACGCGCTCATGAAGCGCACGGGCAGCAGCACGGCCACCGGCGAGGCGCTCGACGAAGGCCGTCAAGTGAGTCAGATCAAGGCCTGGATCAGGGGCGTCGAGAAGACGCTGCTTCGGTGCTACGAGTTCGCGGCTATGTGGCTCCGCATCGATCTCCCGGAAGACTTCAAGGTCGACGTCTGGGACAACTTCACGCTCAGCCTTCGCGCTGACTCGGACCAGGAGCTGCTGCTCAAGCTCTGGCAGGCCGACGCCATCGACCACCTCACGCTGCTCGAGGAGCTCCAGCTGCGAGGCCTGCTCGACGAGAATCGAGACCTCGAGGATGTCATCCAGAAGGCCAGCGAGGAGAGCAGCAGCAAGGGGCGCGGCCTGGTTGGCCTGGGCTTCGCCGACCCAGTGGACGAGAGCGACCTGGACGCCCTGGCCGGCGCGCCAGGCAGTGAGGGCCAGCCGGCCGGCGTGGCCGCTGAGGGGTAGCGCAGCATGGCGGATCCGCGCCTACGCACGCTGCTCGTTCAGCCGGTCAACAATGTCTTGCTCGACCGGGCCATCCGGCACGCGGTTTTCCTCGAGCGCTTCAAGACCGGCCAGGTCAACGCGCTCGTGGGATTCCTCAACCGGGACGTCTTCCCCGAGATCAGCCGGCTCGTCGGCAGGCGGGCGGCGCGCATCGTGGCGCGTGGCGTCGATGCGGGGCCCGCCACGACGCGCAGGTTGCGCGATCTCGAGCAGGCCATCGCCGGGCAGCTCGCGGTCGGCATCCGCTCGGCGAGAGACACCGCGACCCAGGGGCTTCGGGCTTTCGGCCTGAGTGAGGCCGAGTACCAGGCTCGCCTACTCAGCGACGTTACGAAGCCGTGGCTCGACTTCGACTTCACGCTGCCCAGCGTGCGCACCATCAACAGCGTCGTCACGGCGCGCCCGATGCAGGGCAAGATCATGCGCGACTGGTTCAAGGACGTCGAGCAGAGCACGAAACGCAACATCAACCGGGCGATCGGGCAGGGCGTCACGCTTGGCGAGACCAACGAGCAGATCGTCCGCAGGCTGCGCGGCACGGCGGCCAACGGCTTCTCGGACGGCGTCTATCAGACGACCAGGCACAACGCGCGCACGACCGTCCGAACGTCGATTACGCACGTCAGCACGCACGCTCGGGAGGAGACGTTCAAGGCCAACGAAGAGGTCGTGAAGGGCGTTCAGTGGGTCTCGACGCTGGACGGCCGGACCACGTTCATCTGCCATCCGCCAGGCACCCGCGTCTCATCTCTTGGCGCGCTGCGCAGCGTGTTCCGCCGTCCCTACGAGGGCGATCTTGTCCTGGTCAGAACAGCCAGCGGCAAGCAGCTGCGAGCCACCCCAAACCACCCGGTATTGACGTCGAGTGGGTGGCGACCGATTCAGGAAGTTCAGCCAGGCAGAGAGGTCCTCTATGCCGTGTCTGGCGATGGCCTTTGCGTCGCTTGCCGCGATGACGTAGGCGTGCCACCCGAGATCGGAAAGGTCGCGGATGCGGCGCTCGAGGGCTCCGCTTGCGACGTTCGACTTGAACGTGCCACGGCAGGAGACTTCCACGGCGACATTCCTGGCGGGGATTGTGAGGTCCACGTTGCCAGTCCCAACCGCCATTTGATGATGCACGGAGAGGCGCAGCTTGCGGATCTCGCCAGCGACGAAGGCCTCGGCCTTGTTGTCGGTCCCGTGCCTGCGTCCGGACTCCTCGGCGCCGGCGGCGCGCCTGATCTTCTGGGTCATGGTCGGGCGCCACTCGCCGAGGCCGCGGAGATCGACGCCGGCGGACCGGAACCACGCGTAGAGCGTCGACTTGCTGACGCCGAGGGACCGGCACACGTCGGCCGGTCTGGCGCCACCCTCGAAGAGGGCGATGGCTGGGAGGTAGACGTGCTCGGGCAGCTTGGACTGCTCCCCGCGCTTGAGGGACGCCATGACGCCCTGCCGCTTGAGCATGGAAGTGACGGTCGTGGTCGTAGTGCCGTAATGCCTTGCCAGGGATGCGGCACTCTCGCCGTTGCGGTAGCGCCTGACGACATCGTCGAGATGCGGGTCGAGCACTCTGGTGGTGGTCATGTCTACGGTCTCGAGACGGGCTCTGGGCTGTTTGTTGCCGACGGCCTGGTTGTACACAACTGCATGAGCCTCGACGGGCACGTCTTCAAGGTCGGCGAGGGGCAGCGGCCGCCGGCGCACCCGCAGTGCCGTTCGACCACGGTGCCGGTGCTGAAGTCATGGAGCGAGCTCGGCATCCCGCTGAAGGACTCGCCGACCAACACGCGCGCAGCTCTCAACGGCCAGGTCCCCGCCGAGATCACCTACCCCAAGTGGTTCAAGCGTCAGCC